TGTTGCCGCTTTCACTGAGGAGGGAACCGAGGAGACAAGGGTCTTGGATGATTACAGTATATGGTCACAATCTGAAACCATTTCCACAATGGTTATAGATGCTGATCCTGGTCAAACGATTCCTTTAGCATCTGTGGGCCCAGAAGAATTAGATAAAGCAGTAGAATGGATGGAAAAAATGGCTGCCTTCAAAGATGATGGCACTTCTGATGAAGATCAAGAAGCTTGGAAAAATGAATACAAGGAATCTATGGCTGCACAAGATCAATTACCTTTATTATTTCAGGTTATGAATGCGGCAAATTTTATGGCTGTTAAACCTTTATTAGATGAATTATGTAAATTTGTTGCTGAAATGATTGCTCAAAGAACTCCTGATGAAATTTTAGATTATTTCAGTATTAAAAAAGATGCTACAGAGGCCGAGGAAGACGAATTAATTGCTACTTACAACTGGATTGATCCAGAAGGTTTAATCGCGAAAGATAGAGCAAAAGAGGCTGCCTAATTTATTATAAATTAATCTATAAATTTAATGTAATACCTCTTTCAGTTCCCGAACTTTTCCTATCTGTATCTCCACTCATTAAAGATATCGCGTCTAAATCGGGTATTTTATCGGGTTGAAGATTCATTTTATTAATTAAATCATCAATACCATCTGGACCCGACATGTCTGATCTCGCGGGTGAATTAGTTCTTTTCGGACCTTGTCCTTGTTGCCTAGGTGGACCTGGTCCTCCACCCATACCTCCACCTCCACCCATACCCCCCATCATCATGTTCATCATGCCTCCTAAGGGATTACCACCTCCACCTCCTCCACCACCTCCTCCACCTAAGCCCATCATGGCGGCTAAAGGATTTGATGGCTCTGGTCTATGCTGCTGAGGCATCTGCTGTTGTCCTTTATTCATGCTACCGACAGCGGCTTCGGCGAACTGTTTCATTAGTTCGGGATTCTGTTGTAAAACATCATCCATACCCGGAATACTTGATTTAAACATAGTATTACTCAAGTGAAACATAAATGCTGAACCCGCTAAAGTAAATAATAATCTTATTTCGGGCGCCATATCGCCTCCTCCACCATATTTATCATTAAGTTCTTCAAAAATCTCATCATAATCATTTAAGTTTTCATTAACTGATTCTCCCCATCCGTCCAATTTTACGGCGAATGGATCAAATCGCCCATTCATAAACTCTAAACCCGTTACACAAGCCATTAACATTTTTCTCTGAAATTTAACAGCATTATCAATTTCCCTTTGTTTTTTAAGTTTAATATATTCATTTCTCATGTCTTCAAGGTGAGAATTCATATTATAATTCATTGTGGTTCGGATACCTTGCCCTTCAAGCTTCTTAAATTTGTAGAGTAAATCAATCTTTTCATTTTTAATATCTTGTGGTGTCAAGCGATGGATAGGTTTGAATTCACTATTTTCTACTTGCTTTGGATTTGCTATCATATCATCATTTGAAATATCTGTCTCTACTTTTTCTGGTGGGGAGGGTTTAAAAAAAGTAAACTCTTCCGATTTCGTAGATTTTGGTGAATTGTCACTTGTTGTTGGTTGTGGTGTCTGAGCCCCCTTTGCTAAGAACTCTATTCCCACAGGATCAGAAACAGTTAAATTAGGTGGACTATTTTGATTCACAGTTTGTATCGTATTTTGTATCGTATTTTGATTTGTATTTTGATTATTCACAGAAATATTATCATTACTAGTGGAACCCATAGTTACACTTTTGATACCAGAATCAAAATTTAAATTTAAGTCAGTCATCTTTTAAATTGATCATAGAAAGAATTGTTTAAATGAAAACGCATAAATAAAATATTTATATTATTATATAAATGTCGCGAAAAGATAAAACGCGCCAGCTTACTAAGAAAAGAAGAACTAAGAAAACAAGAACTAAGAAAAGAAGAACTAAGAAAACAAGGAGAAGATCAAGGGGAAGATCAAAAGCCCGACAAGAAGGAGGGACACCGATGATGGCCGCTGTGCCGGTGATAAAGAGTGAATTAATTCAAAGCATTATTTTATATGCGTTCGGGCAGTTAATAAAGCAAGGCGACAAAAAATGTGTAAAATATGCTGAGTCCATGAAAGATGAATCGTTTTCCGATGATATAAAAAGTTGTCGTGAATTATCTCAAGAAGTACTAGAAGATATGACCCGTGGAATAAAAAATTATAGTAAAAAATGGCCGAAAGTTTTCCTTAAGAATCTTAAAGAAGAATTTAATATTCCCGATAAAAATTTAAGTACTATCAAGGGCATCAAAAAATTCTATAAAGACGTGAGGAGAGCAAAAGACGATGGATACGCGCTTAAAATTTTAGAGGCTTTTAAGTTGACAAATGAGGAGATGAAAAAAGATAAATCTGTGACTTCACCGAATCCAACAACTGATTCCTCATTATCAAAAATTTACAAAGGACTCAAGGATAAAACCAGATTCGGTAAAAAAAGTGAATCATCTTTATATCTGGATGAGGAGGACGCTGAGGCCAGTTATGATGAGTGGATGCGTGGCCAAATACTTAACAGACCGCTTTATTAATCGCTATTTATACCATCATTTTTAGTAGTTCTTGAACTTTTTTAATATCGGCTCCACCTGTCTGACCTATTATTTCTTTCTTTTTATAGAGATAAAAAGATGGAACACTACGAATAGTAAATTCTTTTGCTAATTCTTCGTTATCATCTATATCTATCATAAAAACTTTTAATTTTGACGAGTCGGCGCCATCACTAATCTTTTGTAAGAGGGGTTTTATTTTCTGACATGGTCCACACCATTTCGCGGTGAAATAAAAAAGTAAATAACATTCTTCATCTTTACAAGGACTTATATCATTATCAATGATTGATAACATTTATTAGATATATTTAAGATATATTTTTTAAATAAACTTAATAATCGTCTATATCAGAACCCGAACCGGTCTCTAATTCTGATGTTCGTTTATCTTCTAGTTCTAATTCTTCCCTCAACTCAGTTAATTTAGAATCATATTCAACTTGTTCACTCTTTTGCTTAAAATAATTTTCTTTTTCTGCTTCATTCATTTCAGAGATTTCCTCGTAAGTTAGATATTGAAACTCTTTCGCCCTTGGTAATACAGGATTAATAAGTCCTTCATAATCTTCTTTGTTCACAATGTGTTGCCACAGATCTCGGGGTAATTTATTATTTTCACTTAATCTTTTATAGCATACATAACTACAGATATATTTATCTCCAATAGTATCATTATCGTATACATTCGTTAGATGATTCCAAGGCTTCTTAGTAATAGATTTTTTGCAATGATAACAATTCATTATTGGGATGTATTTTTATGAGTGGATTTAGTCTACTTCTAAGAAATCAAATTTAGTAAAATCAAATTTTTAAAAATTTGATTTTATCTTTTGTTTATCATTTAAAAATATTTAAACATGAATACTAAAGAGAATATGGATATCATAACATTAGGCGATCTTAATCATATCATTGATGAATATGATAATGTACTCTATGATAATGTACGGATGAATCAAGATATATCATCTCTTTCTGATAATATTTATACACAGATAGTAGAGAAATATAACTTAGTAGATAAAGAAGATGATTTATCTATGAGTCGTAAGTTATATTTTCAGAGTTATGTTATGAATGCGATTCATAAGAAAGTCTTGGATTATGAAAATAGAATTAAGAATAGGATAGACATTGTAGAGAAAGTAGAAAGATTAAAACTATTAAAATTACCTGAACAGCGTTCAGAAGAATGGTATAAGATTAGGGAAGGTATCTTAACGGCATCATCTTTGGCGGATGCTATCGGTGAAGGTCATTTCTGTCCTCGCGACGAATTAATAATGCAGAAATGTGGTGGACCGAGAGGTTCAGTTCCTTTTGAAATCGTAGAATGGGGTGTAATGTATGAGCCTGTTGCGACTTCCTTTTATGAAAAAATGAATCAACTAACGATCTTAGAATTTGGTTTAGTTCCGCACCCGACATTCAAGATATTTGGTGCTTCCCCTGATGGTATCTGTGATGTAAATTCTCCACCAGAATATATTGGGCGTATGTTGGAGATAAAGTGTCCTCCACGGAGAGTTTTTACAAAAGAAGTTCCTCGGCATTATTGGATGCAGATGCAGGGTCAATTAGAAAGTTGTGATTTAGAAGAATGTGATTTCTTGCAGGTTAAGTTTATAGAATATTTTACGGAACAGGATTATATTGAGGATATTTATTTAGTGGACGATAAAGTTAAAGAAGGATATTCATCTAATAGTTTTGTAAAAGGATTATTAATTGCGTTCATTAAGGATAACCTAGAAGGAAATCCTACAATACAGTATGAATATTGTGATTTTGAGAGTAGTTACGATTCATTAAAAGCGTGGTCTGAAAAGAGTATCAATGATTATAAAGACGGTGATTTTAAATATGATAGGGTGAAATTACACTGGTGGAAGATAGAAAGATACGAATGTTCATTAGTTGGTAGAGATAGGGAATGGTGGTTAGATACACAGCCCAAGATTATAGATTTCTGGGAAGATGTTTTACATTATCGTGAAGTCGGCATTCAAGAATTAATTGATAAGAAAACCGAAAAGAAAACAAAACGCATCAAAATAAAAAAGGATAAACTTACGAACGTCGCGAACGGCAAAGCAGCTGGTAAAGGTGTAAAGAAGAAAACGGCATTTGAGATAGATAAATCCGTAGTAGATAAAATCCAGAACAATTATTTAATACTTTCGGACGATGATTAATTTATATCTATATAATATAATGAGTAATAGATTTTCACCGGAAAAACTTAGATTAATATGTATTAATCTAAGTGATGAAATCAAGAAAGGTGATAGATTTTTAAATAATAAAGATGTTACTATTTTTAATAGTAGTATCATTGAAATAGACAAATCAAATAATTTATTAGTTGCTAGCCGAGGATTTTATGGGAGTGTTCGTAGTTGGGATGGTGTGAATTTTATTATTTTATCATTATTAACGGATAAATTAAAAAAAATAAGACAAAACATTGTAGATATAGATCCTAATATAATTCAAAATAAGAGTCTCAAGTTTAAGGAATTAAAATCAAAACTAATTCCACATGGTGAAACAATGCTAGACGGTCCAGAAGATCCACGTTTATTTTATCACAAGGGTGATATTTATATCATGGTGAATGAATTAAATAAGGAAAAAAAGCGACATATGTTTATCTCAAAGGTAGATTTAGGTACGTTGAGTTACACGGAAAAAATGGAATTATGTAAACCATTATCTGGTTCTTTTGAGAAGAATTGGGGATCATTTATTCATAATAAAAAACTTCATATGTTATATGATATCAATCCTCTAAAGATTTTTGAATTAGACGATGATTTCAAATGTAAATTAAAAATAAATGTAAATGATAAAATTCTAAAGAAATTTGGAGAAAGTTATCCGGATTTACATTTTCATATCAGGAATTCTACGAATTTAATAGATGTAGGAAAGAATAAATTCTTAGGTTTGGGTCATGGCGTATTAGATTATAAAGATTCTACAGATATAAATAAATATTTAATACCGTCTATTGATAGATCAAAGTATTCTGAATCAGATAAATCTTATTTCAAGCAGTTTTATAAATTATATACGGGTTTTTTCTATACTCTGGATATGAATAAAAAAGAGATCGTTGAAATATCTCCTTTCTTTCAATTACCAAATTATGAATCAAAACAAGAATTAATATTTTTCCCGACTAGTATTTATTTAGATGATAAAAAATTTGTAAATATTTCATATAACGTCGGAGATAATAGATCTTATTTCTTAAGATTACATTTGGATGTTATAAATATATCCTTATATGATAAAAAGAATGTAGATTTTCAAGTAAATCATAATATTAATCAAAATTATTATCTTGAATTAGTAAGAAGTATTAGAAAAATACAAGGTTATCCTATTGAAAGGAAAGAATATTATAAATTCGCGGATGTCAATAGAGTTCTCCCAACGCGGAAGAAGTCTAAGAAGACTAAAAAGAAAACAAAAAGGAGATAATTATCTTTTAGCGTTTCTCACTTAGCCATATCTTATTATCTACCTTCCTCGCTTTCCCACCTGTAATTACAGATGCTAAACGAGCATATGCCCAACTATTACTACTTTGATTTGGTCTTGATCCGCTACTATAATAAGCCCCTCTACCCTTTTTTAATATTTGATTTTGTCCTTTTGTAGATAATATATGTTTATCTATATAATCTTTATCAGTTATCTTATGATTATATTTTTTCTCAAATTTAACGATGTGAGCACTACGTTTCTTAGGATATGATTTTAATTTAGGTCTATCCACATAGATACCTTTTTTATACATCTTTCTTGATTTAATTAAATTTTTCTTTTGCTTACTCTTATCTCTCCTTGATAATTTTTCAGTGTATTTCTTGGGTATTTTAGTACTCATTTATAGTAATTATAGATTTAATAATTTATATTTCTAATATTTTCTAATAATGGTTTATAATCCGGAGCTATTTTCTGCTGGGGGATGAGGGCCCACAAATGCCATGGCCGCCATCGCTGCCGACCGCCAGTCCTCCATGGCCGGCTCCGCAGGAGGTGTGGGTGGGTGTGGTGGCAAGGCATTTGCGGGCGGAGGCTGAGGGACCGCAAATGCCGTGACAGCCTGCGCTGCCGGTGGTGGTGGGCCACCGGCCATGGGGTCCATTGCAGCGAGTTGGATACCAGGTGGCGAAGGGGTGGCCGCGAACGCCTGCACTGGTGGGGCCGCGCCCTGCTTCTTCCGCTTCGCCGCTGGCTTCCGCTTCACGTAACCTGGGCAATTTATTTCTGTGTGACGCGTGACCCCATGTTCTGGGTTGTACTGGCACCCCGCGGTTTTGTGATTTGAGCATCGCTCCTCCCGCGGCCAAGTCACGTAACCTTCGCATCCTTTTTTGTGCACGCTGACGCGTGCTCGGACCCCCCCCCGCTCGCCGCCGCTCCGCGTCGCCGCCCGGCCACCGTGGCAGCCGACGGTGCCATGTGCACACAAGATCTGACTCGGATCTACGCGCGATCTCCCACGGCAGACGGCGCCGTCACCGAGGTGTGCATTTTCTAT